TATCACTCCAATTGGTACTACGACATGGTCGACCAAAGCAAAAACAACTACTGCAAAAAAATAGAGGTATAAATTATGGCATTTAATTGGACTGGTAAGGAATGGGATAAAGGTGGTAAAGGTTCCTTCGGTAGAGCTGATTACTTTGAAGCTCTTAAGAAAGGCGGTACTACTAGTAAACAACTTGTCCAGACAAGAAAAGATATTGTCGACTGGATGAAGAAGAGTACTAGTGCTCAGTACTTGAATAAACCTGGTATGAAAATTAAAGATTGGGTGTCTACAGGTACTGACATAGGATCAACTATGTATGGTAGTGGAGGTAGTGCTGCAGATGCTACTACTTATGGTAAGGCAGATTACTATGCTGATCTTGCGCAAGGTAGGACATCAACTGATGTAAGGAAACACTTCACTGACAACCTTGCTAATATATCTAAACTAGGACCTAATGTATTTAAAGAGATTAATACAAGAGCCGATGATTTTATAGAATCGCAAGCAACAAAAGGTGAAGATGATCGTGTGAAGGAAACTAAGGATGCTTCTGCAGCAACAATAGCAGGACTTACTACAAAGAATGTAGGTCTTCAAGGTGATCTTACTAAGATGACTGGTGATTTAACTTCAGCACGTTCCGCATTAGGTACAGAACAGTCTAGATTCAAGCATATGCAAGGTGAGTATAAAAGTGATTTAGCTGCGTTAAAAGCAGAGAAGCTTGCATCTAGAACTAACGCTCCTGTAGCAGTTGGAGGAGATAATGCTTTAAGTATTAGACAAGCAACAGGACCTAAATATAGAACTAGTCTTAGGAGTTTGACAAGAGGAACAGGTCCGGCTGCTTCAACTAAATTAAAATCAACAGCAATTAACATATAATGTATACAGCTAGAAAAAGATATGACGCTTTGTTAGGATACCGTTCCGAGTATCTAAATCAAGCGGATGTAGCGGCTAGACTTACACTTCCATATCTAATTAGAGATGAAGAACAATTCAGAGGAGGCACACGGGATCTTAAATCACCGTGGCAAAGCGTTGGCGCGAAAGGTGTAGTCACTCTAGCATCAAAATTGATGTTAGCTCTACTACCTGCTCAGACCAGCTTCTTTAAACTCCAAGTGGATGACACCCAATTAGGTGATGTCCCAGATGAAGTTCGAACCGAATTAGATTTATCCTTTGCAAAGATTGAACGCACTATCATGGATGCTATCGCAGCTTCTGATGATCGTGTAGTAATACACCAAGCACTTAAGCATCTGGTGGTAGCAGGTAATGCTTTAATCTTTATGGGTAAAGATGGACTAAAACTCTATCCGTTAAACCGTTTTGTTATAGATCGAGATGGGAATGGTAATGTAATTGAAATCGTCACTAAAGAAAAAATAGCTAAAAAATTATTAGCCGATGTCTTAGAGGACTACCAAGATCCAACAGATGCTGATGATGACAGAGAGGATGTTGATGTCTACACATGTGTGAAGAGAGAAAACAATCGTTTCGTTTGGCATCAAGAAGTCTTTGATAAAATCATCCCAAACTCAAGAGGTAAATCACCTATAGATACCAACCCTTGGATCCATATGAGATTCAATACGGTTGATGGTGAGGCCTATGGGCGTGGAAGAGTCGAAGAATTTATTGGCGACTTGAAGAGTCTTGAGGCATTATCACAAGCTATTGTAGAAGGATCCGCAGCAGCAGCTAAGGTTGTGTTTGTTGTATCACCATCTAGTACTACTAAACCTTCCACACTGGCTCGTGCAGGCAACGGTGCAATCGTCCAAGGACGGCCCGATGATATTGGTGTAGTACAAGTCGGTAAGAGTGCTGACTTTGCTACAGCTTATCAAATGATAGGACAACTAGAGAAGCGTTTATCAGAAGCTTTCCTTATACTTTCGGTACGCCAGAGTGAAAGGACAACAGCTGAAGAAGTACGCATGACACAGATGGAACTAGAACAACAGCTTGGTGGATTATTTAGTCTACTAACTGTCGACTTTTTAGTACCTTATCTTAATCGTAAGTTATCAATATTTCAAAAGACAGGTAAGATACCTAAGCTACCAAAAGCTTTGGTCAGTCCTGTTATTGTTGCAGGTGTTAACGCTTTAGGTAGAGGACAAGATAGAGAAGCTCTTGGCATGTTCTTAACAACCATCTCACAAACGATGGGACCAGAAGCTACTCAACAATATATAAACCCCGAAGAAGTTATTAAACGTTTAGCAGCATCACAAGGTATTGATATACTTAATCTTGTACGTTCAATGCAAGAAATACAAGGTGAACAACAAGCTGCTCAAGCACAACAGATGGGACTTGAAGAGGCTAAGATTGCAAATTCTGATCCTATGAATGACCCAACTAAAAATCCACAACTAGCGGAGGAACTCAGTGGACCCGGTTAAACCATCGCGGCCTCGTAAAGCCAAGAAGGCACCAGTTAAAAAAGTCCAACCACCCGAAGAGACTACTAATAAGTACGCTCCTAAGATGAAGGTTGGCAGGCCATCAATTAAAGCACCCGGATCTAAAGTGGTGACAACAGTTGGTCTTGGAAACCTAAAAGTAGACACAGTAAATGGCGGAAGCAAGTACACTAACCTATGATGCTAATGAACAAGCTGAAGGTGAACTCAATGCAGAAGAGCAAGAGGCACTTAAAGTTGGTGAACAATTAGCCGAACAGCAAGATCAATTACTTGCTGGTAAATATAAAGATGCAGAAGAATTAGAAAAAGCATACGTTGAATTACAGAAAAAACTAGGTGACCCTAATTCTGAATCTGAATCTGAACCTGAAGAAACTAAATCTAAAGAAGAAGAAGAACCTTCTGAAAAAGATTTCTTAGATACTCTTTGGGAAGAAGCACAACAAGATGAGTACTCAGAAGAAACTGTAAAAAAATTGAGTGAGATGGACCCGAAAGATGTCGCTCAAATGTACCTTGAAAAACGTGCTCAATTTGAACAGACTTCAAAACCAGAAGAATTAACTGAAGAAAATGTATCACAATTAAAAGAGATTGCTGGTGGTGATCAGCAGTATAGTAATATGATGCAATGGGCAACTGATAATCTAAGTGAAAATGAAGTGAGTATGTACGATCAAGTAATGGAGCAAGGCAACCCACTTGCTGCATTCTTTGCAGTACAAGCTTTAAAGTATAGATTTGATGATGCTAAAGGTGTGGATGGAGTTATGTTAACAGGTAAAACAGCCTCAAATAAAGGCGATCAATTCCGTAGTCAGGCTGAAGTAGTCAGAGCTATGAGTGATCCTAAGTATGATAATGACCCTGCTTATCGTCAGGATATTTATGATAAACTGGAACGTTCTAAAGACATTCAATTTTAATTATGCCAGAAGTAAACGGTAAGCAATATGCTTACACATCAAAAGGGAAAGCAGCTGCTAAAAAAGCTGCTAAGAAACCTAAGTCAACTTTAAAAATTAGAGGAGGATACTAATGTCAATTATCTATAATCCAAAAGCCGCTTCGCGTGCTAACGATTTCCAAATTGAATACATGATTAACACAACGGGTGACAGATGGTTCATCCCTTATAATGATAACGCTTCAATGAGTGCACAAGCTACTCTCTGCAATACAGTTGTAGGTAATACTACTGATGGCAGTGCCTGTGGATCTGGTGTAGTACCTTCTTAATTAGTTAGCGCCGACCTGACCTATCATCCTCGGCCATTAACCTAATTAATTTTATCTTAATGACTAATAATAATTTCGCTTCTGAGCCTCAAGTTGAAGTACTAGATGTAAATCATTATGAGAATGCAGAGCGAGTAAATGGCCAACTTGCAATGATTGGATTCATTGCAGCAGTTGGTGCGTACATAACAACAGGTCAGATCATACCTGGTATATTTTAAAATGATGGCGGCTCGCTTGTCGAAGCAGTAGAAGCCAACTGGAACCGTGTCCGTTCGGGGCATTAACTTGCTTTGCATGAAAACAACTCATGGAACGGGGGGTTGTTACTAAGGAGAAGACTATGAAAGTCCAACTAAAGTACCGCGGTATCCCTTATACCAAAACTATTTAATTAACAACAATGAAATTTATTGCACTTGCCGCACTGGCATCCACCGCAGCCTTGGCGACACCTGCATCAGCCGGTGTATTTGTAAACGTAGAGAACAACGGAACTCGTTTGGGATCCGATTATTTAGGTTCGACGACAGATCTCCATTTGGGATTTGAAGGTGGATCTGAGAAGTTCGCTTATTACATTCAAGGAGGTCCAGCTATTGTAGATGTCCAAGGGGCAGATCAAGACTGGAGACTTTCTGCTAAAGCCGGTGGTTCCTTCGCAGCTGGTGATCAACTTGATGTCTATGGTGAGATCTCAATGCTCACATCCGATCAGGATTTAGATATTGACAACAGTTGGGGAACTAAAATCGGAGCTAAATTTAAGTTCTGATGAAGATCTTTACGTCTCCATGGCTTATTGTAATTCTATTTTTAGGGTTCTTTGGGTTCGTGGAGACCCTACATATGATCGAACATGAACATTGTAGGGAATGTCCAACGTGCGAAACCACACAAAACTAATTAATGTCTTACGTAGCGGAACTGCGTAAGGTCAATTCCTCAATAATTAACTATGCCTTTTACAACTAATTCAACACAAGGAACTGTTCAGTATACAACTGGAAGTTTCTATGATAAGTCTATTATTATAGCGAACGATACTTCTTCACTATCCTCTAATACTTTAGCAACACAATCTGGTTTTACTATACCACTTGGCGGGTATGAAAGGGTGATGGGTAAGTATGTTCTTTGGTATGATTCAGATGATACCAATGAACTTAAGTTTATAGTTAGAACTGTAGCTCAATCTGATGGTACCACAGCTGTTGCAAGTACTATTTATACACGAGCTATTGCTGGCACTAATGAATTAACATCAGCTGGAACAGCAGCAAATGCAAACACAGAAGCAGCAGGTACATCTAATACAGATGGAGCTGGTGTAGAAGTTGAAATTGACATCGGTGCTGCAACCACTGGCACATTGTTGACTGTAGATTTCAATGTTCTAAGCACAGCATCTACAAAAGCTAACTTAGTATTAGCAGCACGTAATACTACTGGTACTGGTGCAGGAACCCACTTCTTAGCTGGGTCTCATGTACTGTATAAGAAGTGGTAATTTAATCACTTCGGAAGAGAGACACCTCAGAGTCGGATCTCTCTTTCATTGGCATTGGCCCGTACGCGGATACCCTTTGTCGTCTAGACGGTGGGAAAGACCACACAATTTTTTAATTTTCAAGCGCTTGAGAGATCGTTAATTATACACAACTCTCAAAATAATGGCTAATCTTACCCAGTCAGTAATCGGTACCCTTAATAAGGCTGCTTCCGATACTTCTGGCGCAGTTGCATATGATACTAAATATGCAACCTATCTAAAGCTGTTCTCTGGTGAGCTTTTCAAAGCTTATGAGTCAGCAACAATTGCTAAAGGAACTGTACAAAACCGTCAACTAAAGAACGGTAAGAGTCTACAGTTTATCTTCACAGGTCGCATGCAGGCGGCTTATCATACACCTGGGCAACCAATCTTAGGATCGGGTGATCCCCCAGTAGCAGAGAAGACCATCAACTGTGATGATCTACTCATCAGTTCTGCTTTCGTATATGATCTTGATGAAACACTTGCTCATTATTCCCTACGTTCAGAGATCTCCAAGAAGATTGGACACGCTCTAGCTGAGGCATATGACAAGAAGGTATTCCGTACCGTCGCACTAGCAGCTCGTGAAGCTCATCCAATCACTGCATCACCAGGCCCAGAGCCAGGTGGTTCGGTTATTAAGATTGGTTCTAACAATGAGTATGATGCTCAGAAGTTAGTTGATGCTTTCTTCGAAGCCGCTTCAATTCTTGATGAAAAGAACCTACCTAAGACTGGACGTACTGCAGTACTCGCACCTCGCCAGTACTACGCTCTAGTATCTCAGGTTGATTCTAACATCCTCAACCGTGACTACGGTAATACTCAAGGTAATTTGAACTCTGGTGAGGGACTGGTATCTATTGCCGGTATCGACATCAAGCGTTCTAATAACCTACCTTTCCAAGCTGGTACAGTTAATGCACAGTCTGGTGAGAACAATGATTATTCTGGTGCTTTCGCTAACCATGCAGGTCTGATTTATCAGAAGGATGCAGCTGGTGTTGTAGAAGCAATTGGTCCTCAGGTACAAACAACCGGAGCTGACATTAAGACAATGTATCAAGGCGACTTGATCGTTGGACGTTTGGCAATGGGTGTAGGTACATTGAACCCTGCTGCTGCAATTGAAATTCAAACTGCTTGAGGTTAATCATGTCAGTTAAACCAGGGACAACATCAAAGAGAACCATTGCTGCTGCTAATGGTCTTGGAAATCTTGATCTACCTTCTACTGCTAAAGAAGGGGTAGGTTCAGAAACAATGAACCCTCCTAGTCCTGTAGAATATGGAAGATCAATTCTTAATTATTCTACTGACTATGCAGATGCAAGTTCTCTATAATTTAATATAAATAATCATGGCTATTATAAACGCATCAGTGGCTGCAGGCAATAATGGTGTCTGCGGTCCGACCAAAGCACTTATTGATGCAGGTGCAAGCTTACCATACGCTGCTGTAACAGGTGACCTAGCTGGTAATGACTTCAGTGCTAACAAAACCACTGCCCTACGGCATTCCGTAGCAGGCACACAAGGTGGTGCTGTAGCTCTAAAATCTGAAGTCTACTCTGAAACTATGTGTCTCCGTACTGCTTATGCAGGACAAGACGGTGATACAGGTAGAGAAGCTAACCTTTCCGACACCGCACGTACTTAGAGTTACGCTTAATACATGGGGAGATTCGTCTCCCTTTTTTTTTATTCATAAATATTAACTATGGCTTTTCCTACCACTAACGCTACTCAAGAATTACCTGCCGTAAATGAAATACTGGCGTCTGTGGGTCAGGCTCCTGTAACCACGTTGGATCAAACCAACCCGGACGTTGCGATTGCCTACGATGCATTACTTAATGTATCACGTGAGGTACAGGCAGAAGGCTGGAATTTTAACAAAGAAGAATATGTTGCTTTTACTCCAGATAATAATGATGAGATAGTAATAGCAAATAATATATTACAAATAGATTTAAATGATGAAGTAGATAATCAATATGAAGCAGTAAGAAGAAATGGAAAATTATATGATAAAGTGAATCATACTTATACTTGGGATTCTGCTGATTGGAGTGAGGGTGTACACTGTGATGTTGTATACTTATTTGATTGGATTGACTTACCTAGACCTATTCAAGATTATATTGTAGCTAGAGCAGCTGCTATTGTATCTAGTAGAATTGTAGGTGACGCTCAACAGTATCAAATCTTGTCTCAAAAAGAAGCATGGAATAGAGCACAAGCTCTAGAATATGAATGTAATCAAGGTGATTATACTTTCTTTGGACATCAAAGAGGTAATAAACCTTATAATAGTTATCAACCTTATAAAGCATTGTATCGATAATGGCAGCTGTAACTCAAACAATTCAAAATTATCTAGGTGGTGTATCAAACCAACCTGATGATAAAAAACTACCAGGTCAAGTGACAGGAGCAACTAATGCTTATCCTGATCCTACGTTTGGATTAACTAAGAGACCTGGTTTCAAATTCTTAGCTGAATTAAAAGATGGTATAACCACAGCAGGATCATCTTATGATGCAACTGATTTAGACAATGCTAAATGGTTTTATTATAATCGTGATACA